CCATCATCATGGGGGGTGGCGGAGCAGGTGGTATTCCTAATGCGACTCCAAGACGAGGGTCAAGCATACTCCACATATTCATATGCTCAAGAACATGTTGCGTAACAGCTAGCTTGATCGGGTTATTCGGATTAGGATCATTTCTAACTTCAGGCGAATTCAGAAGAACGAGATGTTCACGTATATCTAACGGATGATTGTCAGTAGACATTGCTTTTACTGGCATACCCTTTTGTAACGATTCATTCTCTTCTTTAATTCGCATGATTTGAGCGTTTTCATACTGATAAACTGGTTCAAGCTGGCCTGTCATTAGAACATTAAGATATTCTTCTTTAGTTGCGAGTCCAGCTTGAACTAAATCTTGCGCGACTTGAATACGACCGGCTAAAGTTTGTGTCAGAGGGTTTCCGTCTTCAACAATTACACGGTCAATACCTTCAAGATCGCTATTTGTAAATTCTTTTGCTTCGGCTTTATTTGCTACACCTGAAATCGTCACCATACGAGGTGTAGTTGCGTACTCTTTCAGGATATCAAGAACACCCGTCCAAGTATCACTAATTAAATCGTGATAGGAACGAGACAATGGACTAATAAATGTAAGAGCTTGAGAAGCAACAAAAGCTAAAGCAGTACCGCTTTTAAGATTTGCTTCCGGTTGTCCTTGGATTGTTTCATTAACACCGGAAATCTGCGCCATCTTCTTTTCGAGGTATTCAATCCAATCGAACACTTCTTTTTTATTCATCAAGAGATTTAAAGCTTCTGGTTTTGCACCTTGAGTTACCGACGGATCATAATAAATCGCGTTTAAGCCTTCCGTCAGTTGAGTTAATGAAATCGCGGCTTCACGAGGTATAAGAATATTCTGTACACCAAAAGCAGCTTGGTTAGTACAGACAGCAGAACAAAGAGCATTATAAACCTTCTGTATCGGAAGAAGATCCATCGAAATCGAGTAGGCAAAAGGCGTATCAATTTGAGCATCGGCGGCAATCCTATTTACGGGAACACGCTTATAAGGTAAATTACCATCAAACAAACAAGTATTGCTATCAAGGAAAAGAGTAGTCCTACCATTTGGAAGCGCCGCCGTTTTTTTATGATAAAAAGTATAAAGAGGAATTAAATCGTTATTAAGCTCATTGATGATATGACCTAATCGGTGTCGTTTAGTCTCAGGAGCGACCGACATAGCTTTAATTGCATCTGCATGTGCTGGAAACTTAGCGATTAAGTCCCATCTATTCGTATATTTTCTAAGAATTGTCCAGTTACCGGCTTCATAAGATCCTTCAGCAAAGTCGAAGATTACATCAAGCCAATTATATACGCCGGTTACAACGTCTCCCTTGTATTTAACCTCACCAGTCGCAGGATTTTGTGCGTAAGCATCACCAAGTCTAGCATCCCATTCCCTTGCGATATATGCAGCACCTAAAAGCAACGCGCTTTCTGTTGCTTCTTGAAATTGCGAATCCATCTTCTTTTCTTTATTCAAATATCGCAAAATATTCTTACAAAAGTTTACCTGAGCCTGAGATTTGTAATCTGTGTTTGTAGCGATAGGTTCTGGTACGACACGTTGTGCAGTAACCAAGGATAATAAGTGTTTAAGAATCGCTCTGAAATGATTTATGTTAAGCCGTTTAAATCCATCAGCACCGTATGTTGGAAACGTATAGCTTGATTCATTAACGAGATAGTAATTATAATATAGGTCTCTAGCTGTAAGCCAACGGCCAGACATATCAATATGCCTGTCAAAGTCAGAAATTTTCTGAGATAAAAGTGATATAAGTGCCAGAGTATCTGGTTCAGAAGCCCAATAGGTGTCAAAGACGGTAGAAGATTTATTCATTTGTTTTCCTTAAATAGTTAATCGCGGCTTCTAGAAGTTCGATACTGTCTTTTAATCCGCCCATTCCTGTATTACAGAGCGAGCAAAGAAGCCCTCTAACTTTACCTGTTTGATGGTTATGATCTATGTTAAATGTGCGTTTCACATCTTTTTGGTGGACCTTACATATAGCACATCGCCAGTTTTGTGCTACTAACATATCGTTCCACTGATCTATAGATAGTCCGTATAGTCGTTTTATCTGATATTTTTGACTGTTTATTAATTGTCTAGCTTTTTGTTCTGGTGTTTTTTCTCGTTCTTTAGAACAGACTTTACACCAGCCATTCTTATAGAGATTTTCTGGCGACCTTAAATGCCCTCTTCGACAAAATAGGTTAGACTCTGGTAAACCGGTACGCCTAAAACGGATGCACGCCAAACAATGACCGTACGCTCCTATATTTCCAACTTGCTGTTCGTGACCGCGCTTACAAACCTTCGGCATTTATTACCCTCTAAACTTTTGTTTAAACATTTTTAAAATTTCAGCATCTTGTGGATTCTCATGCTGTAAAGGAAGTACATTATTTGGAAACATTGTTGTTGCGACGTTTATTTTGTATAAAGGCGGAACAGAATTCACATTTTGAATAGCGGGTATTAATCCGGCTATCAGATAGATCAGAGCGTCGATGAAATCGTAGTGTCCCAATTTCTCGCTTCTTGCGAACTCGGAGTGGCCGTCTTTCCAAATACCAAACTCCAATGACGCTATAAGCATCTTGCAACGCGGGTGGATAATGAGTTTTCCATCGTTTATCCACTTCCTTGTTTGACTTACCATCCATTCTTTGCCCTTACGATCTGTTCCACTTCCGGTATTTTTAGAAACCGGGCCAAAAGGTAGCTGATGTAACCTGGACAGATCTGCAATAAGATTGAGATTGTTATTATCCGAAATCCGACGAATACGTGTTGTATTAAGCTTTTTATATTCATCTTCTAAAGCCTTTATATTCTTTGCGAGAACTTCTGTAGTAAAGTCATTTTCGCGTAGCGCGTATTCATGTTCGATAACTAATCTTGCATTGCTAAAGTCGTAGTAACCTAAAATAAAAGCTGTGAAGTCTCGATATCCTATGTCCAAGCCTTCAACAATCGTATAGAATTGAAAAAGATCGTTCTTTTCGATTTCCCCGATATACTTTGAATTCCATTCAGGAATAATTTGTAGTTCTTCTTCGACTACAAACTCTGCCATGTACTCTCGTTTGAAGTAAGTCGAATTCTTTCCGCCATCGATTTTAGCGGCAATACGATCAATCTCTTCTTCGGAATATCCGGCATCATAAATCGTAAAATGAGAATAAGCTCCTACTGCTTTTGCATCCTCAGCGTATCGTTTAAATGGATGATCTGGTGTCGTCGGCGGCGTACTCGGTAAAATTATTTTTTTATCTGGATTCTTACTGCTAAGTAGTTGTGGCATTGCAACGCCGTGAATAACGTCATCTACTTTGTCAATTTGTGCAGCTTCGTCCAAGATAAATAGATCAGACTTATTACCGCGAAGATTATCGAACTGACCATTATTAGCGCCACACAACTTAATGTAACTACCGTTCTTAAAAACCCATTTGCTTTCGAGTTGTTTCCAGGTCGGACGTAAATCATCGGGACAGTCCTCTAAAATCTGTCTAAAAATCGGTAAAAGAAAGTCTCGTAAAGCGTTTTGATATGGCGCACCAAAATGGATCTGAAAATTAATATGCTGAAGTGCAGCTTCGATAGCGATAACAGACATAGCATATGTTTTACCCAATCGACGAGAACAGTTTACAACGTATATTAGTTCTTTGCTATTCTTTATGTCCTGATAAATCCTCTTCTGGGCAGGCTTTAACAGGTAAAGCAGCCTCCCTTGACGCCACGCCATTTCCTTCGCTGCTCTTAATTGAGTTGAGTCCATTTTGTTCTATCTCCTGAAGCAGTTTAAAGGTTTCTTCAGCAGAATCCACTGATTCTTCTGGTGTGCTTTTTTCTGGTGCAGTTTCTACTGGTTTTTTAGTCGGTTCAAAATACTTAAGAAGGTTTTCCCATATAGCTGCGGCCTCTTCAAACTTACTATTAGCCTCAAGAAACTTAGCTATTCGTACTAATTGGTCAACAGGATGAATCGAATGTCGTTTAAGAAGACGTTCTTTAACCTGATATTTTTTCGTTGGAATACCCCTCGGCCTTCCAGGTGAAACAGGAACTTGTCCTGATTTAAAACCGCCTTTTTCTGTCAGTTTATCCATTTTTGTATTCCGAATCCAATTTTGGTTTACGAACTTTTTCAAACTCTAATGCCATTTGAGCTAAGAGTTGAAATAATTCGTGACCTGTTTTAATTCCATGAAGTAAAGATTGGTTTTGAACGACATATAATACGGCAAAGAAATCACCAGAAACATCATTTAATGAAACTGACGCCATTCTAGCGTATTCGTCATGCAATAATTCGTGCATTGTCTTAATCGCACGATCTTCGATCCAAGACTTTAAACGAGGAAGCCATAATCTTTCAATAAAACTTGGTTTCTCATGTAAAGTATAGTTGAAAATAAATGTATAAAATGCGCGAAGCGCTAAAATATTATTTACGGCTACAGATGTGGCAAATGTGAGAGCCATTAAAAGCCTCTTTGTTTGATTCCGTATTCGACTGTTGCAAGACGAGCGTTCATATCATGTAAAGCTCGTTTTACTTCATCGTTAATCCCTGGTTTCTGTTCTTTTACAGCAAGCAAACGTGAATAGACTTCAAATACTTTTCCAACTGCCAAGGAAGCAACGGCAGCACATGCAAAAGCAGCGCTTTGATAATACCCCGATAGCCCTAGAAGACTAGCAGTTATGACGTATGAAAATATCTTCTCGTAATTCATATTCTCCCCTTATTTCTTTATTTTATTTCTTTTTCTCGTGATTCCTGGTTCCAAAATACCATAAGACACAAGTTGTTGTAACGTATAGTACTGTATTGATAATTTGAGTTACTAAATCGTATGCCATACCCGGCAATATAATATCGGCGTTTAGGAGTCTCGCGGCTTTGAAATATATGACTGTAGTTATAAAACAAAGATAGAGCGTTAAAGCCGGACGTATGATTCCACGAATAAATTCGAGTATGACAAAAAACCAATCTTGCTTTGGATTAAGCTTGTCTAAATAGTCAAGATAGTTCTTATCTTCGGATGCTAAGGAGACGGCAAAACCTTTAGAATCCTCAGCATCGACTTTAGCCGTAGCTTCTATATCTGCTACCTTAGTCCTAGCCGTCCATTCTTGAGCCATAATCTCGGCGTCGGCTTTCCGCCCCGACTTCACCGTCACCGGCACCGCCGTGATCACCAGGTCGGTCGCCGGTGGCGACGGGCGGCATTGGTCGCGAACCGTGCAGCGCTTCTTCGCCTCCGTGAGGATCATCTGGCAGCGCGACAGCGCGTGAACCTCGGCGTCGCCCTTGATCTCGAGCGGGGCATAGAGGAGGTCGGGGTACTTGC